ACTTGGCCAGTCCTGCCAGCTTGTCGATCATCGGCACCAGCGTGCCAGTGGCGAACTCCTGTAGTGACCGACCGAGGGACTGGCCGAGGGTGATACCGACGTCGACGAGACGGTCCTTGACCAATTTCAACTGCTTCCACAGCGACTGCATTTGCTTGTTGGCGACTTCCTCGGTGATACCCCCAGCAGCGCGTAGCTTGGTCTCGTAGTCCTTGATCTGGTCGCTGAGACCGATGAGTGACTTGGTGGCTTGTACCGACCGTTCCTGAAAGCCTAGAGTACCGAGAGCGACCTTTTGCTGCTCGGTACTCATGCCGCCCAGCGCACCCTCCAGGTCCTCGATGATGTCGGCCATGTTGCGGAACTGGCCAGCAGCGTCGAACACCTCGATGTTGTACTGCTTGAATGCCTGTCTGTTGGCCAGGTACGACCGCTGGAGATCGCGGGTCACGATGTTGAACCGTTCACCGGCTAGCTCGGCCTTGACGCCTTGGTCAGCCCAAGCAGCGAGAACCGCGACGCCTGACTCGACCTCGATGTTGAGCTGCTTCATCGCGGTACCGGCCTTGGATGTGAGGGCGGTAGCGAACTGCTCGACCGAGGCATTGGCGACGGTGTTGGCCTTGACCAGAACGTCGCTGACCCGCGACATGTTGGTCATGTTGGCAACTACATCATCGCGGATAGTCAGCCCCAGTGCCGACTGTGCGTCAGTCAGTAGGTCGGTGGCTCGTGCCATGTCGAACAGACCGGCCTGTCCGAACTTGGCGACGACAGGTAGCGCCTCGACCGACGCCGCAGCATCCAGTCCAGCAGACGCCAGAAAAAAGTACGACTCGGCTGCTTGCTTGGCGCTCACGTCGATCGTCTTGGCTACCTCGCGAGCGGTCATACCCATCCGGTCACGCATCGTCTCGCTGACGTCGCCCATGATGGCTAGTGACCCGGTCATCGCATCGTCGAAATCACCAAACGCCTTGACCGCTAGACCGCCGACTGCCGCCAGAGGTAGTGTCACTGCCCGGGTCAGTTGACTACCGGCCTCGGACGTCATCTGACCTATGCGCTTGGCCTTCGCGCCGGTCTGCTGGAGCTGGGTGGATGCTCTAGTCAGTACCCCAGTGAACTCGTCACGTAGACGGATCAGGCCCTCGATTGTGCCTATGCTAGCCATCTACTGACTCCTTGGTGTCGCTGACTTCTACCGCAGCGAACTCGTCCTTGAGTCGACCGGTTAGCGCCGACCAGTCGGACGTCTCGGTGAGGGGCTGACGTGCGCCGGTTGTAGTAGCGACCTTGTCGAACTTCGGCATGAAGTCCGACGGTACCGACCCACCACGACCGCCTGCCTGAGCGGCGGCTGTATTGACGATCGTCGACGCGAGCGAGCCCATGCGTAGGTCCGCTCGCATCTCGCCAAACGGATCGAGCTGGTCGTACCACGACCACTCGACAAGCTGTTGCCACGTCATGGCTGACAGCATCCCGCGAACGTCCCATATTCCCAGCTCCTTGGCGAGTTTGAATGCGAAGCGGAGCCAGTCGCTCCGCTTTATCCGTTTCCCTCTGTCTCCTCTACACCTTCCTCTGCCAGTGAGCTGACGGCGGTAGCGAGTTCGTTGAACACGCTTATGGACATCTTCTTGAGATCCTCGACCGCCACGCTGTCGTCAAAAAGCGGGTCTCCCTTCTCGTCGACGACACCCTCGGCGATCAGCTTGAGGAGTGACTCGTTGCGTGCCCTGCCTTCTTTCTGTTCCGTGAATGCCAGCACCGACCCAGCGGAGGGCGGCTTGATGTAGACGATGCCGTCCATGTCCTTGAGTGGGAGTGGCTTGTTCTCTGGTCCTTTGAAAATGTCTGCTGCCGTCAGTACACGTGCCTGCGTGGTGCCTACCTTCTTTTCGGGTGTCATTGTGTCTACCTCGTTGGTTGATGGTTAGCTCGACACACCAAAGGCGGTGCCGTCGACCTTCATTGCGCCGGACAGCCTGACCGTGATGGCGGCACTACGCGCACCTTCACGGACCGGGTTGACCTGCTCGATGTTCTGCACCTGACCAGACATGATCCACTCGTCCGTGTCGGCTGACCCGGCAGGGCCACGGAAACGGAAACCGCGGGTCTCGTTGTTGATCATTGCGTAGTGCAGACCAGTCGAGTGGTCGTGCGTCGCGGTGTTGAAAATGTAGTTGACCGAGAACGAGAAGGGCCCTCTAGTCAACCCACCCAGCACCCACGAGTCGATCGTGTCCTGGTGAGGGGTTACCTCAGTTTCCGGTCGAGTGAGAGCTGGCGGTGTGATGTCACCATTCAGCTCCGCGATGACCGTGAACACGCCGGGCGACCCGGTGGGGTCCTGCTCCATGGCGATCGTTGCGCCATGACCGGCTACAGCTTGTGTCATTGTGTTACCTCCTGACGGTTATGCGGCCACTGTGACATTCCTTTGGCCGTGCAATTCTCTCCACACGGCGAGGGCTCGCGTACGGGCCACTTGATAGTCGACGGCTCGGATGACGATCTGAGCGGAGAGTCGCTCATAGATCGAGCCGTTGTGTGTCTCGTCGGGGGCTCGTCCCCCAGTGTCTATGATGGTGATGTACGGGCCTGCTCCAGACGGCGGGTCGCTACCTGGACCGATGAACGTGTCGGTGCCGAAGGTAGCAAGTCCGGCCGTGGTCAGTAGCTTGACCAACTCCTGCTCCCAGTCGTCGGACGGAGCTGCGGCCAGCGCCTCGAAATTGACCGAGAACATGATCCTGTTGTTGGCGTCCGTGTTGAATGGAAACGGCCGCTGGAGTGCGAGTATCTCCAGGTAGCGAGTCGACATTTACAACCTCAGCTCCATGGCGATTCGATTGTCCATACCGGCGACGGCGTCCATCAGCGGCTGCTGTAGATACTTGGGTCCTCGGTCACTAGGATGAAACACTACGACCACACCCTGCCAGCTCGGCGGTGAGTGCGACGACGGATGCTCATGTACCGCCTCGGCATAGGGGGCTGCTGGTCCGCCGTACGACAGCCTGACCTCGACGTCCTTGCCGCGTCGCTTGGGCGGGTCGACGTGACCGGAGTTCATAAGCGCGGCGAGGTCGACGGGCACGTGGTCTCGCTTCGACCGGGTCATTACCAGCTCGCCCTCGTTGCCCAGTGCTCGGTCGACCTGACCAGGGAATTGACGGGCGAGTTGCAGAATCCTGCGCCTCATCGCGTCTACCCCTTTCAGCACAAACGTCACGCTGTTTTTCCTCCTACGGCGTCGACAGTGACGACCGACTCGACTACCTGTCTGAACTGCTTGCCTGCCTGGGACCACGAGTGCTGTGAGGCTAGGTTGAGTCCGCGCTCGCGGTAGGTCGCTCGCATATCGCTGCTCCGGTACAGGTTTTGAAGTGCCCACATCGTACCGGAACGATCTGGAACGCCGCCAACAGTATACGCCAAACCATTGAGAGGAGCACTGAGAGCCGTAGATGTGCAGGATACCTTGACCGCCGCGTCGCCTACCCAGTCACCGAGACCGGACCAGTCAGGCACCACGCACGGCACACCGCACGCCATCGCCTCCAGGGCAGGTAGCCCCCACCCCTCGCCCTGAGACGTCGACAGGTAGACGTCAAACGCGTTGTAGGCCATTGCCATGTGCTCGTTCGATACGCCAGCAGAGATGTGGGGAGTCGCCACGATCACTTTGTTTTTGAGCCCGTGGTACCTGACCAGGCTGCCGATGTCTACGCCCTTGTCGCCGGTCGGCGCGACGTGGAGATAGAGCTGGGCATTGTCGACGTCGAACCGGTTGACCCAGTCGGCGAAGTACTCCAGGGTCAGGTCGAGTCGTTTGCGCGGTTGGTTGCGACCAACGACACCGACCAGAAACGCGTCCTCGGGCATGTCGGGCGGACACGTGCGTCTGCGGCACTCGGCCTTGTCCTCGGCGGGCGCATAGACGGTGTGGTCGACACCTAGATGTACTACCGAGCACCCGCCCTCGTAGCCGCCTGCCTGTAGCTCGTCGGCGGCAAACTGGGTCCACACGACGACGTGGGCTAGATCGTTGAGACCATCACCGCGCTGGTTTTTTGCGTCGACCGCCAGCCAGCCGATGACCGGTGGCATGTTTCTGTCCGCTTGTCCTGCCTTGCCGGTCAGCGCGAACTCCTCGCCGTCAGCGTCTAGCGCCTTCATGTACGCGGGTACGTTCCACGGATCGTTGAGCAACACCACCACGTCGGGCTGTAGCTTTCTCACCATCGTTGGCAGGCGGGTACTACCGAACGGGTCACGGCCGCTGTCCAGCGGCTGGAAGCACGGCCAGATCGGGTACGGGTATGTGTGTGGGTCGCCGTAGTAGTTGATGCCTAGTACGTGGACCTCGTGACCTGCCGCGTGGAGTTCGTCACAAGCTGCGTGGGTGCAGCGAGCGAACCCCGACGAGCAAACAGCATCGCCGACAAAAAGGATCCTCACGCTACCACCCCCAGGCCGGTCGGCCTGACTCCGATAGACTGCGGGTACCCGTCCGATTGACCTGTCTCTGGGTGCGGCTCGGTCCCGATCACATACCGCATCACCGAGGTGGCAGCACACCTCGCGCTCAGCTCATCCATTCCAATGTAGTCAGCACACGTTGCCTTGACCACTTTGCCGTCCTCGACGATCAGTGCCATCGCTTCGTCTGGGTTGCTCACGATGATCACTTTCTGCTTACACTCCACCTCTGTCATCCTCATTTCATCCTACCTTCCTGTTTGACAGCCCGGCCCGCAGCATGTCCACGTGACCGTGCTTGGTTGCTATAGCGTACAGCCGGTGTCGGTGCCACTCGATACCGACCTCAGCAAACCCGACATCGTGCAGCATCTGCTTGAGCACCTTTGCCGTCGGTGTAAACCAATTCCACCCGGCGCGGCTGCGGTCCTCGATGGTGCCACCGAACGCCTGGGTAGGTCCTGAGTACCGACACACCGACTCGTCGCCCACCATGCCCGCGCTCTCGACGAGTAGCTGACCGCCACTACCTAGCCGGTTGTAGCAGATGCGCAGAGCGAGCACGGGGTCGCTGACGTGGTAGAGCACACCGGACAGCAGCACGCAGTCGTAGGTACCGTCGTGGGTGACTGCATACCCAGAGCCTGCGTCGTAGAGAGAGCAATGCTGCACCCCTATACGGCCACCGGCCCCGAACGAGTCGACCAAGAACCGAATACAATCGGCGTACTTGCGCACCTCCTCGATGGCGATCACCGTGGCACCCATGCCAGCTAACAGCAGCGATGTGCCACCGGTCCAGCACCCGACGTCTAGTACCTTTTTGCCCTTGAACTCAGCACCGCGATCAACGAAGTCGCCGACGATAGTAAGATGTCTGTCACCCATCATGCCCGCCATCTTGAAAGTGCCGAAGTCGTGGTTATGCCCCCAGTAGAATTTCACCGACTGATCGCGTTGGGCTAGTGTGTCGTCGTACCCTTCCACCTCGGCGTCCTCGACACCGACCAGACCCCTGATGTCTCGCTCAAACTCCTCGGCTGACCCCAGCACCAGGTAGTCGGTGGTGTAGCGGGACATGTATTTGACAAGGCTCATACACACTCCCAAAACCCGGCCGCTATTTTCGACCAGTCGAATACATCCAGCACCCTAGACCTTTCGTTATCGGTCACCGGGTCGGGGGTAGTCGACAGCACCTTGACCAGCTCGTCTACCAGCGCGTCGCCGTGACACTCGGGCACGAACACAGCGAGACCGTCGTACCACTGCCGCATGTCGGGCCGGTCGAACACTATAGGTCTCGCCCCACACGCCAGCCCCTCGACGCACGGTAGCTCGAAACCCTCCGTGTGCCGTAGACCCGACACCCACTTTGCGCGTCGGTAGAGCGCGGCCAATACCGGGTCCTTGATGCCTGATACCGAGTTCCACCCCGGCGGGCTGGGGTAGACGACTGACGGCGGACCGACGTGTACGACCGTCTTGTCAAGCTGACCAGCCGCGATAGCTACCTCCTCGATCGCTTCACCGTGAGCGCTCGACACGTACCCAGACGTCACCACGTCCACCGTGCGGTTTGTGGGTAGTGCGGACTTGGTGAACTCGTGATCAATCCCGAGTGGCGCGTGGTAGAACGGCGTTCCGTTGAGCCTGTGCTCGATCGGGTAGTAGCTCCACACCAGCTCAGCGTCGGCCCACAAGCCGTCAAAGGTACGCGGGCTATCTGGGGTCGGCGGGGCGCTGGTCAGGCAGTACTGAATCATCGCGTACCTGGGGGCCTCTATCCACCGCCAGGCACCCAGCCCGATGGTGTGGAGTACCTGGAGGTCGGCGTCGGCCAGGTCGTCCACGATCTCGATGCGAGCCGGTGCGTGGACCGTCAGTGCGTTGGCCACCCGGTACATGGCGCGTGACAGGTCCTCGGGCTCGGGCTGGACGTAAACTCTCACTCCATGCTCCTGACCGACAGTACGGTAGCCGCCAGCCCCTTGACGTCGTCGTAGATGGCGCGATCGTCACCGCCGTCTATCAGCCACAGGTCGCCGCCGTCCATGATGAAGTTCCACGGTTGGATGTCGCCGTGGGGTATATCGGCGTTGAGGGTGACAGCCTCCAGTTGGTCGGCTACGTCACCAGGTAACGGGTAGGCCCCACCCAGCATCTGGTAGGTGCGCAGGTTGATGCCGTGGAGCCAGGGTCTAGTCTCGGACTTGCGGTCGAACGTGATCTGTTTGTAGTCGTAGGTGGACTCGATACGCACAGGCCCGAGTGGAGCGCGTGGCGGGACGTCGATGTAGGCTCGGGTGATCGTCCGCTTGGGAGTGTCGAACAGCCACATGGGACGGTAGGTGTCACTGACATGTGACCGAGTAGTAGCGATCAGGTCCCCGCCTCGGTCGGCTAGTAGCTTGTGTAGCTCTGGTATGACAGCTTGTCCGCACGCACCGCTGTCGTCAGGTGCTGGCGTCTCGATGATGGTGTGGTCACCGAGCGACATGACCGCACGCACGACCCGCTCGGGCTCGACGAAATGATGCAGGACGTTGAGTGCCAGTACGACGTCGAAGTGCTCACAGGTAGCGAGCTGCTCCAGATCGCGAATGCTCACCCGGCGCTGGAGCAGTATGGTGTCGAGTCCTACGTTCTCACTGCACAGTGATAGTAGCTGCTTACCGCCTTCGATCATCACCGCCACACAGTCGAACTCCGACGCGGCACGCAGCGAGAAGTACCCCTCACTGGCACCCAGGTCGAGCACCGTAAATCGCCGGTCGTACTTCGCCAGCACCTTACTGATCGCCGCCCACCGACTAGCGCACTCCCGCTGCCCCCTGACTAGTACACCGTCCACAACCACGTCCTGATAGCTCACCTACCTGTCCTCCAGTGCTTGTCGTTCTCGTTGCGTATGACCACCAGCTCGCTAGGGACCTGTAAGCCGAGTGATCGTAGTAGTGCGGTCTGTGTCTCTCGCGGGTTGAGAACGAACGACTCGTAGCTGAGCACGGTGTACGGGATACCCAGCGTTGCCACCTGGCAGAAAATCCGACCGTAGGCGCGGCGTGTATTGACGATCGCTCGCTCCAGCGTCTCGGCGTGACCGACAGCGACCTGCGACATGGCAGTACACCACCAGTCGCGTACAGTAATGACGACGTGGACCTCACGACCACCACACTTGGCTACGAGCTGGGACAACTTCGGCCACGTGTCATTGTGCGGCACGCTGCGCCGCCACACCACCGGGTCGAGATCCCCAAACCCGTTACCTACCGGCTGGTAGTGCCCGTCTGACCCGTGACAGCCACCAGCCATCAGTATGCGAGTCGCAAGCCGCGTACCGGTAGACTCTGGCCCGAGGACCAGAAACGCTCTCACACCACAACCCTTGCTACATCCTCTACCGCGAAGTCGCCAACCGCCAGTACTCTCTCGGCACCCGCGTCGGTGCGCCACACGTCGTAGAGATAGATACCTATCCTGAGCGAGTCGCTGTCGGTGTCCACGAGCGGAAACTGAAACGTACCGGCCGCGCCGCTGACGATGACTCCCGTCTTGGTGATCAGCACGCCGGACGCTCCCTTGACGTTCAGCTCGATGCCCCAGCCGGTGATGTCCTCGACCGGGTCCATGGTGAAATCGAGGTCTAGGTCCTCACCTTTGTAGATCGTGATGGTGTCGGTGCTGACGGTCATAGGCTGGCTCCGTATGAGTGGGACGCTCGACCGGCGAGCTGCTGGTGAGTCGACAACCCTCCTGTGGTCGAGTGAGTATCTGCGCTGACTACTTCGTCATGCACAGGCACCACGTGCGACGCCTCGTAGGTGTGGTCGCCTACCCCGGCCAACAGAGCCGTCGACGCGGGCACGGTAGTGGCGATCCAGTCAGGGACCACCCAGTCGGGTTCTATCCACGGCTCGCTCATGGCAGCATTACCACCGCGTGGTGGGCTCCGTTCTCGTCCGACGCGTACTCTATCGCGATGGCTTCGATGTCGGTCCTCGGATCAGGGAACCGGGACGGCAGCGTGTAGCGGTGCTTGGTAGTCGTCAGACTGTAGTCACCATCGAGATGCGCCTGGACGCTGGACACCGCCTCGTCGCCTGAGTGGTCGCGTACTTGCTTGATGTCTCCCTCGATCAAACACGAGATATTCAGCACCGTGCCCGACGCTACGAACGCCCCGAACCCGGTAGTGTAGCCGGGCGTGGCAATCAGCGTCTCCGACATCAGGTCGGCCAGGTCGCTGACTATCTCGCTAGGCATCGACTACCTCAGTGTTGACGCCCAGCACTCGACCCGCCAGCCGGATAAGCAGCTTGGCGACTCTCACTCGGAACCTGAACTCAGGCACCCGTTTGAGCTGCACGGTGATCGTCTTGCGCCTCATCGCCTTGACTATGTCGAGTGTTGCGTCAGCCACTATCTCGCCTCCGGTATCTACGCCACACGAGCAACCCGCCCAGCCGCACGCCTCGATAGATCAACTTGGCTACCCTCGGCCTCACCCCCAGCGACAGCATAGCGGCCAGGTAGATACGATCTGCCTGCTTACGAGTGATCGGCACCTTGTCGTCAAACCCACCGATCACATACCCCTTGGCGTAGCACCAATCGTGAATGACCGATGCCGGTGTGTGATCACCCTCGCGTCGTTTCCACACCAGCCACCAGGGGATCGACGTCAGGTCCGTCACCCATCGGGCAGGTACGTTACACAGGCCGTGTTTGGAAAGGAACGTCAGCCCCCTGGCTGTACGCCAGATCGCTTTCCTCAGTCCTCCGACCAACTCCAACCCGAGCGGCAACCCTACCCACTTAGCCCCCATTCGCCCGCTCCTGCCGTCTCGCCTCAAACCACGCGTTGATGACAAACCCGGCCGGGGCACCGATGAACGATGCGGCCTCTAGCGCTTCCTTCGCACCAGTGACTGCGAACAGGATCACGCACCCGCACATGGTGCCGACCAGGGTGAGGGTCACTACCGTACGGACCAGTCCTCGCGATGTTTCGACCATCGACATTTACCTACCTCCTACAACACTTTGAGCACTCCAGGTGTGGGCGACAGCAGATACGCGCCTCGGGCTCGTAGTTGCTTGATACGTGCGTCGAGTGCCTCTGCCGCTGACGAGTCGGTGCCGTAGCTGATACGCAGCTTCGACACCTGTTTGGTCAGCACGCCCGCGCCCTGAGAGTTCCACCTCGTGCGGAGTATCGACAGCGATTCGGCTGCGGCAAGGTGCTTGTTGGCCTCCTCAGTCAGTACCGCGTCGATCTCCTCGTCCTGTAGTAACGCACTAGCCGTCGCGGTGTCACCGATAGTCAGCCGCAGCCAGTCCCTGTCAGTCGGTAGTGACGGCTCGTACGTAGCTGTCATCGCGATGTCTCCTTACTCGGCGAGCTGGGCCAGCCTCGTGTCGGCTGCTTTCAGCACGCTCGATCGCGGTCTACTTCTCGCCTCCTCTGCCTGTCGCAGAGCAGCGATGTCGTCGGCGTCGTCCAGCTCCTTGATGATACCGACCAGCTCGCGAGCGTTCGACCCGCTGACTACCGACTCCCACTCCTTGGCGTCGGCCGCTGACGTCTCGGTGTGTGGAACGACACGACCGGCAAGGTTCTTTGCCTCGGCGGGTGTCAGTCCGATGATGTCACCGGGGCCATAGACGACGTTCTTTTTGCCGCCTGGCAGATCCTCAAACCTACCGTGACGACCGGAAATCAACCTGTACGGGCTCCTACTCATGTGCTACCTCCTTGGGTACCTTTGGCGGCCAGCGGTAGCTGTCCACCGTGTCTCCTCGATCGTTCATCATGTAGATTCTCTCTCCGTCCTCTGGCAGTCGGAGTGTCGGCCCCTTGGGGAGTACCGACACCCTGACCCCTTCGTCACTTTCGAGAACTTCTACGTGCTCACACTGGTACGTGTGACTGCCTTCTTTGGTGATCAGCCTGACGAGCATACCTACCTCCCTTGTGCTCGGTTTGTTCATCGAGACAGGGCCTCGCTATTTAGCTGATGTAGCCGATAACGATGCCGCTGTTGCCGTCGTAGTCGTCGCGTACACGCGGGACCACGAACGCCATCACGATGAAGTAACGCACGAACCCATCGCCGCTCTCCCACGAGATGACCGTAGGCTCCTGGCCGACGATGACGTCAATGACGTCAGAGGTCATCTGCACCAGGGCGGTGCGGTCGTCCGGCAACAGGTCTGCCACACGGATGCGCAGGTTGCGACCACCGACCTCCAGCTCCTCCAGGCGCTGACGGATGGTCAGAGCGCTGTTGGCCTTGAAATCGGCGTTCAGCTTGTTGCCGTACTCGGTGGGAATGTACAGGTTGTAGGGGCCGTACTTCTTGGCCGCCTGCGCGACGTCGACCATCGCCAGCACATCACCGAGGATCTCCTCGCCAGTGTGACCGGACGCGTCCCAAGCCTCGCCGCCCGTGTAGATGGACGTGCCCTTGTTGGGAGCGTCGAGCAGACCCGGGGCGCTGTTGCCGCCGACCGCCAGTCCTGCTCCGTTGATCGCTGCATCCTCGATCGACTCATTGACGCGACGGGTTGCCTGCTCGACCTGGAAAGTGTCGAGTGGCGCACCGGCACGCTCGGACGCACGCAGGGTGCGAATGTTGAGCGTGAAGTCGTCAATGGTTGCGTAGATCGGAATGCGCTGACCGTCGAACTCGGCGAGCTGGTCCTCACCGCGTGCGTGCGGAAGCATCACACGGCGGGCGTCACCGATCTCGTCGGCACGCTCCCAGTAGAGTTCCATCACCGACAGCGGGTCCGGCAGCGAATAGGTCAGGCCCTCGGCCATGAGGTCCTGCACGATGATGAGCCGATCGAGACCGACTCTGACCACTGCGCGGTCGATGAGTTCCTGCGCGTCCTTCGGCAAAGGTGCCAAGGTGCGCAGCTCGTCAATCGAGTTGCAGCGGAGTAGGGCGTTGCCCAGTCCAGGCATCGGGGCCCGGCCTCGGGCGTCTCCCGACAGGAAGCGTGTTGCATGGTTACTCATTTTTTCTCCTCTCTCTGTCGGGGCCTAGCGGACCACTTCGACGCGAATACGAGTGTCGGCGGTCACTGCGCCACCAGACGTTTCGACTGCCTGGAACTTGGCGACAGCGGCGGCGGCCGTGTCTGCGGTTGCGGCCTTGAGCTTACCGTCGCCATTCGACTGTAGGTAAGCGGCCGGGCTGATGTTCTGCCCCGAAGGAATGATCCCCCAGAACTGCGAGCCGACTGTCAACGCGCCAACGGCGACGAGGTCACCGGCAGCATACGCGTCGTCGACCTCCTTGTTGAGTTCGGCCTGATTGAGTGCCACGTACGGGATCTGCACATCGGCAGCCGCGTCGTGGACATCCCACTTGAGGGTGCCGGAATCGTTGTGGTACTCGACCAGCATTCCCGGCGTGATCGCCCCGAGCGCAACGTACTCGTTGATCAGGGTAATCGGGCCGCCCAAGTGGATGGTGTTGGGGTTGTTCTTTGTCACTGCCATGATAGCTCCTTATCGACCCTCGCGGGTCCTAGTTCTCGACGGCGGCGTCGTCGCCTTTGTTGAGAGCGATCGAGTACGGCCTCGGCGGATCGTTGGCAGCGTCGTCGGGGACTACGCCACGACCGATATACGCATCGGTCTCGACCTCGGTCAGCTCGGCGAGAGCGCGGAGATCCTCGGTGGACTTGGTCTCCAGCGCTTCCTTGCTGATGACGGTCTGCGCCTTGCTGAGCGACTCGATGAGAGCCTCCCGCCGTGACGCTTCCTCGGCTTTGTAGTCGAGGACCATCGACCGCAGCGGCTCGGGAGCCTCTGCCATCCACTCGTCCTCCGTCTTGGGCTTCGGATCGGTGTCGTCGTCGACGTCGATAGCGTCGTCGTCGACACCCTCGTCATCGCCGTCGTCGTCCTCCTCAAAGCTGGCAGCCATGGCCTCCAGCTTTTTCTCACAGAAACCCTCCAGGGTCTCCTCGTCCTCACTGTCGAACGGTGACGCCTCGTTGGAGATCAACCGTGCGACCAGCTCCCTGATCTTCTCAGTCATGTTTTTTTCTCCTGTGTTATTGCACGGACAATCGCTGTCGGACGCGTCATCTTCGTCCCCAGCGCCTTGCGCGGCGGTTACCGGGTCATTGCCCGGGTCGTCAGTAGCCCCGTCATCACCCGACTCGGCGGCTACGGGTTTGTACTCTGTCACAGGTTCGACCTGTTCGGCGTCGTCACTGATGGTGACCTCGCCGTCGTCATTGACCGAGAACGAGCGACGGAACATCAGAAAGGTGTCCTCGGGTATGGTGACGTAGATGACCGTGCCATCGTCTTGGAACACGTCGGCGATGTAGTCGAACCCCGGCTCGACAGCGCGTAGTGCGTCCCATAGCGCACTGTGGATCTCGCTGTCGCTGGTACCTTCCTGTGCTCGGCGAAACCCCATGGCGCTGAGCAGCTTTGAAAACATCGTGGGCTCTCTCATGTCGTCTCCTTTGATCGCGGCGCGTAGCTCGGCTGCTCGGTTGAGTCTCGGACCCCCACACCCCATCTCGACGCTGCACGCCCCCTCTGCGCCCTCGGGCAGCATCGCCAGGTGGTCAGGCACTATATCTCGCCACACGTACTCGTAGCGTCTGCCGTCGTGTACGCCTGGCTGTTTCTCCGCTGAGACGTAGGCACCGACGCTGACCTCGACCAGCTCACCGGCCTCACACCGAGAGATGACGTCGACAGCCTCCTGGCCTACCTTCTCGGCTCTCGACGGCGACAGCCACGCCTCTGTCTTGAGCTTGCCGTCCTCGAAAACCGTATTGAACATCTGACCGAATGCGAACGACTCCAGTATGCTGGGCTCGTTCGCCGACGACGTACCGCCGTCAGGATGGTCGGGGACTACCGGTCGACCGTTCCAGCCCTTGGGCGCTACGGCTAGTCGCTCGGCTGGCACCAGCTCGTAGCCCTTTGCGTTCATCGGTCGCACCACCGCGTCGCCTACCAAGGCGATGACAGGCACGACCACGTGCGTCTCGTCGTCGAACTCGGCCGTACGTATCGACGCGACGTCTACCAGCCCGGTGAGTCTGAGGTATCGTTTCTCGGTCATGTGTTTTACCACTTGTCGGTAGGCAGTCCTCTGCCAGTAGCTATGCTGACCGCTTCGTCCACTGTGATGCGCGACAGCTTGGTGAGTAGTAGCGGGTCAGCACCGCCGTCGGCTGACCCTCGGGTAGTAGGTGTGGGTGAGCGTATGGTGAGATTGACAACTGCCCGATGAGCGGAGCCCACCCGGTCGGCCATAGCACCTGGTCGGGCATTCGCACCGGGTCGCCGTCCTCGCGACGATAGAGAATGTCGGACTCCTTGAGGTAGTAGAGGGGTGCGCTGGCAGCATGTCGGTACGACTCGCCGCCTACCGTAATCGCCTTGCAGCCAGCGAACTGCGGAAACTCTCGGCACACCTCGGCCCATGCCCTGCCGTACAGCTCCTCGGACTCTTTGTTGAGCGCGGCCCACTCGGCGCTGTCGTCTCGCAACACTCTCATGCGCTCGTAGATTTTGTGACCGGGCCCCTCCTTGGCAACCAGCATCGACCGAGTGTTGATCTGTACCTCGGCTCTCATGCCGTCCTTGAGAGTGACCTTGAATATCACGTCTCGGTACCCGCCCATGCCGGGCTCCAGCATTCGATTCTTGAGTCCGACCGGGTCGTCGATGTCGTCGAGCAGTCTGTACAGCCTCATCGCGTCGTCGGGATCACGTACCATGTAGGTCATACGCAGCACGTCGCTGACCTCGTTGAGTGCTCCCTTGTAGTCAATGATGGCTTTCTCAGCGATGCGGTCGGCCTGCTTGAGAGGACCGAAAAAGTACTTGCCAGGTTGCGGATCAAGAAAATCTCCGGTGGTCATTTTCAGCCGCTTGGCTGCTGACTCGATGATCGTCTTGTACTCGGCCTCGTTGGCAGCAGCACGCTCTATGTACCCGTTGATTTTCTTTTGTTCCGACCGGCGCAGCGAATTGAATATGTCAGCCGGTCCGAGCTGCTTACCCGTCATGGCCGCGTCACCGACCAGTCGCTTGGTCTCGCGGCCTACGTGTAGCTGGGACTGCGACCGAGCTACCGACGCGTCGCTGGCGATGCCCTGACCGCAGCGGCAGTGGGGCTCCTCACCAGGCTCGATCTCACCGCCCTCGGGGTCTACAAATGACTCCTCGATACCGACTACCTGGCCGATCATCGCGGCGTGTTTCTCGCGCAGTCTCTCGTCGGGGGTGACGATCCACTCACGCTTGGCGCTCGACGGCAGGTCGCCCCTATCGCGTGACTGCAACCAGAGCTGTCGCTGGCCCTCGTTGGCCGAGTGCATCGTCTCGGTACGGCCAATGAGTAGGGCTCGTTGTCTACGTAGCCGCGCCATGTACTGGCGTTGTCGAGCGCTGATCCACGACTTGCTCGCGCCGGACTTGGGGACCTTGAGCTTGAGTGCGCCTGCTTTGACTATCTGCCCGGGCTTTGCTGCGGCTAGACGTGCTGACAGGTTGACTGCCGCACGCACCTGGTCAGTCCGTAGTCCCACTGTACGTACGATCAGGTTGATCAGTCGACGCGGTGGTATGCCCTCGACCATACCGGCAGCGATCATGGCGCGTACACCGGCTCTGGTCTCAGCCGATACCTCACGAATGAGTGCCGCCGATCGGCGACTAGCCCACTCGACGGACCGGGGATTGACGGTGTTGAACGTCGGGTGAAACTGAGCTGATCTGATCGGTGCCGACAGCCGTGCTGTTTTCAGCGTCTCACCCTCGGGAGTCCACGAGCCCCTGCCCCTCACTACACCCAGCGAGGCGATGCCGCCGTCGTCCAGTGTCGACAGCAACTGGTCGGCAACTAGCCCGTCGAAGTCAACCTCGGCAGCCTCTACGGCACCGAGCACGACCCGGGCAATTCCCATGCTGTTGTTGTGCTCAACCATTCGTATCAGCTCTAGTTTTTTTTTTCGCCCAGGACCTCAGCCACCTCGTCCCAGTGAGACACGAAGCTACGCGCTACCTTGAGTCGGTGCTTGTCGGCGACTCGCTGAACCGCGCCTATCTCGCTCGGGTCGCGGTCAGCCCGCATGTCGGTGGTGTCGTCAGTATCGTCAGTATCTATCTCGTCCGGGTCCTCGTCGTCCTCGGGCAGCGCGTCGTCGGCGTCATCCACCACCTCGGCCAGCGGCTCTAGTCCTAGCACCGACTCTCGTATCTCGTTGCCGGTGACGATGATCACGCCCTCGGCGGCCTTCTGTTTCTGGTTGGCCCCGGCCAAGGTAGCGGTGACGGTCGCTTTCTCCGACTCGTCCAGCTCCTCGATCTCGGGCCACGTCACCTCGTACTCGCTGGGCTCGGGTAGAGCATTTATGGCGATGAGCTTGTCGATCAGCGCCGACACTAGCGGTATCGCAAAGTCACGTCGCCGCTCGGTGATGCGGTCGTTCCAGTTGTTGCGGTCCTGGGTACTGGCCAGCTCGCCCCGTTCCGACCCGGTGAGTATACGATGAGGTATGCCGGTGGTAGCACTGATAAGCTGCAACACGGCCGTCGCGTTGCCGCCGAACGCTGCCACCTGAGTCTGTAGCATGTTGAGGTTGACACCCCGAGTCCGCATGAATCTGCGCAGACCGTGCATGTACTCGTCGATCTCGTCCTCTAGCGCGGCCTCGTCGTCGGTGTCCATCTCGACGTCCGGGTCCAGGTCGGCTTGGATACCTGGGTCGGCTCTCTTCCATGCGGCCTCACTGCCACCGCCTACGATCTTCTCCAGGTCGTCCAGGTAGTTCCACACCGCCCGCAGTCGCGGCTTGCCCATGACATCGTTAGTAAGCAACCCCTCGGCCACATGAATGACCCGGCTGTGGTGGACCTTGCGGTTGAGCTTGGTATCGCCGAACGTCAGCGTGTACAGCTCGGGTAGACCAAACCTCGGATCTGACGTCGATGAGACCGACTTCTCGATTTTTGCAAACTCCTCGCTGTACGGGGTTAGGTACAGTACCTTGTCGGCCGACGTGACCCGTTTCAGCTCGGTGTTGAGCTTTCCAGCCTCACCGATCAGCAGCACTGAATATCTACCTAACCCGGCGAGTATGTCCGCTCGCTGAACGATCGACCACACATCTAGTCGCTTGAACAGCTCGACGACGGCCAGCTCAAAAGGTGTGTCGACGTCCGGCTTGGGGTCCTCGACAATGGTAGCGCCGCCCGACCATGTGCCGCCCGGGTACGCCTCGACGATGCGCTCGGTGATACCCCCCCGCTCGTATCTCTCTCGGTAGTCCTTGGGCTCTAGTTTTGTCTTGTAGCCAAGGGTGGCGTACAGGTCCCGGTCGGTGCCGTACGTGAGCCCTGCCTGGGTCCGCATGTTGTAGCGGTCGAGCGCTAGTGACAACGCGTGGAGTCCGCGACGTAGTCTGCCGCGTCCGTTGGTGGGAGTTGTCACGGGTAGCGCCATCAGCTAGTACCTCGGCGCTCCGGGTCCGCCTCGTAGGCCCTTGATGCCACCAGGACCACTGGCGCTCTCCTGTGGGCAAGTCCACCATATGTGGTATCTAACTGTCAAGCTAGCTACCACCTGTAGGGTGCTTGAGGAGCTGTCGCACCTGTTTTAGAGGACCTCGTATCTTCTCTCGGAACTGTTTGCGCTCTGACCCTCGGACGTGCATGTCGTCGTGGATGTCACACTCGACCAGCACGTCATTGACCAGGACATACGCCGCGTCGACCGGGTCGGGTGGTGGCGGTGGTGGCGGGTCTGCTACTGCCCCTAGCATGTCGAGCACCTTTGCGCCCTTGGGCGTCAGGTCGCGCTCGTCCCACAGGAATGTCTCGTACCAGCCTTCACCCCACCTGAGCTTACGCTTGATGAACTTGGAACCGAAGTTGTAGCCGATCAGCCACAGCGACTCATGGTCGAGCGCCCACTCGGTGTACCTGACGTAGCCGTCCTTGACACCGGGCCGCTCCCACGCCTCGGTGATGGTCTTGGTGCCGTAGAGCGGCGGGAACTCATGCGTGATGCCGCCGATCGCCATGTGCTCGTCACGGCTGACACCAGCGCCGCTGAACTTGGTAGCAATGACTTTGAGACCAAGCGCCTGAATATGGGCGGCCTCACGCCGCACCCGTCTCTCGTACTCATCTCTGGGGTACGCGTCGCCGCCAGTGTAGGGTTCGTTGTCGACCTGACAGGCGACGATCCACAGACCCCACCCGCTGATGATGGCGGTCCAGAGAGCATTGATCACCGACTGTGCGACGTCGTGTCGATCGTCGTTGTACTCGCCGGACTTGGCCGGGTGGAAGGTAGAGACGACCGGCAGTATGTAGATGCCCAGCTCGACGCACTTGTCCATCGCCCAGCGCGGTGTAAACCCCGGGTCGATCGGTGCGTCCAGCCACGGGTGCCCGCCCCAGAACAGGAACATAGGCCGGTCGAGACCTTCGCTGGCGTCGATGATGATGCGCTGCGAGAACCGGTAGCCGCGCCCCTCCACTTCGGCCTTCATCTCCAGCAGCTCGGTCACATCGCCGGTCAGGTAGCACCGGTAAAGGGCTAGCCCCCAGTCGTTGTTGGTGAGATCGGTAATGCGGATCATCCACTGGGCTCCGTCACCGGTCGTCGGACTGCACCGTGGAACTCGGCCACACGCTCGTTCAAGAATGCGATGTTGGCTCGCATCTCGTTGCACATGGTCGTCTCGCAACTGTCGGCCGCGTGTCCGGCTGCGAACTTCTCCAGAATCTCGATCCGCAGCTTGTGGTCGGCGTCGACCAGGCCAATGCTACTCAACAGCTCGACGTGGGCCTTTTCGGTCTCCAACAACGTCGCCTGACCCCTGGCTAGAAACTCCAGCGTCACCCCCTGCTCGCCAGCCTTCTGCTTGACCTCGCTGATAGGCGAGAACACCCAGATCAGAAAGAACGAACCAGCCCCAAGAAGGAACGACAGGACAGCCACCGCCCTGCCGTTCATGCCCAGCCCCGTGGTCGGTCGTGGGCTGTGACGGCGATCGTCTCCGTTCTCACACTCGTCACACTCATGCCTCACCTCCTCGTTCAGACTCCCGCCGTCTGGTGGCTTACACACTGGTCAGAACCTACGTGCCGAACTCCAGTGATCCGCCGTTGGGGCAGATCGCACCGTTGACGTACACCGGGTCGCAGACGTTGATGCGACTATACTGGAACGGGAACGCACCACCCTGACCGCCGCCCGCGCACATGGTACAGCTCTCGGCCATGAGGGCGATCTTGCAGCTTGAGGCCAGGCCCGTGTCGCCGATGGTATTGCCCGGTGCCTTACACGACTCGTTGACGCGCTGGACGATACTTGCCCGCTGGTCCTCGGGGCAGGCGTCGATGTCGCAGATGCCGAGCTGAGCATTCACACTGTCGTTGGTCCACAGGTCGAAGTAGTGCATCGAGGCACTGGCTGCTGCGGTGATGATCGGAGTGCCCATCTGGAGATCCATCACTGGCGGGATCGTGATCGTGGTCGACGTCGTGGTCGAGTTGTTGCCAAGATCGGGGTCGATGGCGACGGGTGTGGTGAGCGTGACGTCGTAGCCGATGAGAATGTTGCCGCTCGCGCCGATGGCGATCACCGCGTCGACGTCGTAGGTGATGGTGACCCCGTTGGGGATGACTGCCATGTCGAGGATGTCACCGCTGCCACCGGTACACCCGGCTGGCGGCAGTGCTGAACACGTCCAGGTGACCAGGGTCATCTCAGGCGGAAACGTCACCGCCACTGTCGCGTCGGCAGGCCCGTCTGGGCCAGCGTTGGTGACCGGGATCTGCACCGAAATCGGCCCGCCCGGTATGTACTGCGCCTGCGCTGACGCGCACAGCAGCAACGCGGTCAGCAAGCAAAGTGTGGTTCTCATTCGTTCCTCCTTGGCTCAAATGTCAGGTAGATGTCCTCGATGAATCCAGCGATGAGCAGAGACCACCACCAGCCCCACTGCACTCGGTTGATAGCCAGGCCAGCGGTGCCGCCCTTGTTGGCCGCGTCTCCGTCGTGGCGTCCAGATATGTCAGCCTCTGTCCGCTGGGCGCAGGCTAGCGCTGCTTGGGTGAGTTTTGCGGTGGTCTTTAGCGGCATCAGTAAATCGAAAACCGGGTATTGAGACACGCCCGAATCGTGTCCCGGTCTCCACTGCTCTCCTCGGCGTCACTAAGCCAGAACGCCGCAATCCAGCCCTCCAGCGGCCACACGGTGTCGGTGTTAGCAGCGCCGATGGACAGCTCTGAGTAGGTGTTGCCGATTGGTCCTACGCTAGTGTTGGTTGCCTGAGAAACCCCGTCAACAATCGACTCCAGATCAGTGTCCGTCACGCCGTCATAGACACACTCGTAGATGTGAGGGACACTCGGATCGCCAAAGTCCACACCGTTGCCTGCAAACTCTCGCCCTGTGGTGGTGTCTACGTGGCATTGATGATCGTCACCACCACCCACAACAGAACTGA